CAGCCTTCCTGAAGCCTGTCTGGGACAGCAAGCTCGGGCAGAAGGTTGGCATGATGAACGTCCAGGCAGAATTTCAGGATGTGACAGCTAACCATCTGGTCAGTGGCGACGATGAGGACAAGACCGTTTCCGCTCTGACCAAGGACAAACGGGATCTCGATGGGCGGTTAAAGATCGATGATGCCGGCAAGAAGATTGCCGATGAGATCAGCGGAGACCCTTCCCCGGATGACTTCGACAAGCAGCATATCAATGTCGAGCAGCATAATGGCGGTATCAATGCCCAGACGCTTGAGCCGATCTATGAGGGCGACGTTGACGTTATAGTTGTTCCCCCCTATGAGATATTCCCGGACTCCTGCTGGCACCCGACGATTGATGACTGCCGAAAGATCATGCACGCCAGAGCTTACCCGGTGGATGAAATATATGAGAAGTACGGCGTCAAGGTTGATCAGGAACCGGTGGACTCCTACAAGATTCAGACTACCACCCTTGGCCTGGCCGGTCTCGGTTATGGCTTCTACAACTTCAACCAGACGGTATCCAAGATCGAGGGCTACGCTGTCCTGAAGGAAGAGTACGAGAGACCCACCCCTGCCTACCCGGATGGGCGCCTGATCGTCGTGGCCGGGCACAAGCTCCTGCACGTAGGGCCGCTTCCCTATCGAGTGGGGCCTGATGACAAGGCAGACATCGGTATCACCAAGTTCGATTGTCTACGGCGGCCTGGTTGCTTCTGGGGGCGTTCCATCACCGAGCGCATCATCCCGGTACAGCGCCGGTACAATGCCGTCCGTAACCGTAAAGCAGAGTTCCTTAACCGGGTAGCTATCGGTCAGGTGATCGTGGAAGATGGCTCCCTCGATGTGGACTGGGCAGAGAACAATGCCGGTTCTCCCGGGGCGATCTGGATCAAGAAGAAGGGATACGCTGACCCCCACTTCATGCAGACGCCCGGCCTCCCTCCCGAATTTCATGAGGAAGAAGAGGCGCTGCTGAACGAGTTCACTTATATCTCCGGCGTTTCGGAGATCGCCAGAAATAGCGAAGCCCCTCCGGGCATCAAGTCCGGTGTCGCTCTCGCTATCGCCATAGAGCAGGATGATACCCGCCTGTCTCACACCGTAGGCAATTACGAAATGGGCCTGGTCGATTGCGGCAAACAAGTCTTGAGGTTGTATCGCCAGTTCGCCACGCAGAAGAGAATGATCCGCACCGTAGGCCCGGACATGGGGCTTGAACTGATGCAATGGGATAACCGAGACGTACGCAGTGATGACATCATCATTGAGACCAGTGCCATGCTTGCAGAGACCCCGGCCCAGCGTCGGGCGATGGTGTTTGACATGATGCAGAGCGGCTTGTTCAATGACCCGGACACCGGCAAACTTACCAAGGATGGACGCGCTAAGGTCTTGGATCTGATGCAGTTCGGTCACTGGGAATTGTCCGACGCCACGGATGCCCGGCAGATCAGCAAGGCAGAGAAGGAAAACCGCCTGATGGATCAGGGGCAGCAGGTGCAGGTCTCCGATGTGGACGATCATGTGGTCCACGTTACCCGCCACAACAACTACCGTCTGACTGATGAATACGAGGAGATGAATACGCAAGCAAATGGGGAACTGGACATTGTGTTTAAGATGCATACTCTGGCCCACTTGCAAGCGATGCATGGATCGGCGGGAGGAGCGCAGCCCCCTGGAGGAGCGCAACCCGCTCAGCCTTCCTTGCCCGCAGGACAGGGAACACCGCCAGCGCCAGGGCAGGGACAGTCACCAATGGCAGGGGCGCCACAGATAACAGCAGCACAAGGAGGAGGAGTTTAAATGGCAGACTTTGAGGCAGTACCGCAGCCAACCGCAGAGGGTCTTGCAACATTCCTTACCGATCAGGGGCTGGGAGAGTACGAGGAGCCCGTTGAAACACCTACCGATCCCCCGGTACAAGACGCACCAGTAACCCCGGCCGAACCGGCCACAGCGCCGACTGATATACCGCCAGCACCGCAGGAACCAACGCAGGAGCCAGTTGCACCCCAGACGCAGGAACCTCCGCAGCAGCCAGACGCAGCAGCCACGCAGATCACAGCCGTCATGCAGGCACAGGCCCAGCTAGCCGAATCAGTAAGACTTCTCGCACAACAGGTACAGACAATGCAGCAGCCCCCTGTTCAGCAGGGAGCAGCACAACCACAGACACCGGTAGCCCCGGCAATGGATTTCACGAAGCTGATCGAGATCCCCGACGAACTGAAAGCAGAGTTCGCCAAGGCCAGAGAGGACTTCGACACCGGCGCAGAAGCCACAGCGTTAGCCCGGATGAACGCCTGGCAGATGGCGAAGGCCGACGAGATCCGGCAGGCCGCAGCATTTACCCAGTCTCAGCAGCAGGCTCAAGCCCAGGCGACCAAGAATGAATCTCTCTCCCGCGGGTATGCCATCCTGAGCAAGCAGTATGGCCCTGAGAACATCGAAGCCCACAGCCAGGAAATCGTGGACTTGATGCTCAATGAAAGCCCGGCGCTGAAACGCATGTTGGACACCGACCCGGAAGCAGCCCTGGTATCAGCCTTCGAGATCGTCAACGCCCGCAGCCAGGCAAAGATCGCCCAGGCAGTTCCCCAACCGGTTACGCAGCCGGCGCTTGCCCAGCCAGACAAGGACGCGATCATTGCCGAATACCTGAAAGCCGTGAAAGACGGTCAGCCCCCCGCAGTAATGGGAAATGCGGGAGGCGCAGGACGCCCGGCTATGGCAGCGCCAAACGATCTCACAAACCTCGACGCATCAATGAAAGCCTGGTTGACATCAGGAACCCTTTAAGCTTGCCCATTGTGGCAAGTAAACTTAACAGATAGGAGTGAACCATAAATGCCTACCAACCCGAACATTACCGGTCTTACCAGCGCCGCAAACGCACTGAAAACCTTTTTCCTCCCGAGCCTCCGGTATCAGTTGAATATCGGAGCCAGCGTCGTGTTCGCTCAGTTCGAGCGTGGCAAGGAAGGCGTAGTCGGTAGCTCGATCACCATGGCTCTGCGGTACGGTCGTAACGGTGGCTACGGAGCAGGCTCCGACATCTCATCCCTGCCTGTCACCAACAGCCGGCAGACTGCTCAGGCGATCTGGCAGACCAAGAACATGTACGCCAGAATCCAATTGTCCGACAAGTTGCTGAGAGCAAGCAGGAGTAACGTCGGAGCGTTTGCGAATATGTTCAAGCAGGAACTGCAGGATTGCCAGGATGACGCCAAAGAAAACGTCGCCCGGTCAGTATTCGGGGACGGCTCCGGCATCCTTGCTGTCATCAGCAACGTAGGCAGCGCCCCGACCTATACGGTGACCGGTTATACCGCCTTCACCAACTACGTCATCGGCGGGGTAGATGTGTTGGCCGAAGGTATGCTGGTGGACTGTTGGGCGCCTGGTTCCTACCCGACCACCCAGCGCAACACCCCCGGCACCCCGTACTCGATCACTGCCGTCAACAACGCTACTGCCGCAGTCACGCTCAACTCGACCGCAGGCACACCGCAGGTAAACGATTACCTGGTTGTTCAGAACGTGGCGTCCGGCACCACCCTGAACGGTGAGATCACCGGTTTGGGAGCCATCTTCAACAACACCCAGAACATCTACGGCATTACCCGGTCATCCAACTACTGGTTCAACGCCCAGGTGCCCACGTCAGTCAACGGAGAAATTTCCGAGGTAGTGATCCAGGCCGGCATCGACAACAGCCGCAAGTACGCGGCGGGGCATATCAAGTTCATCGTGGCCAGCTTCGGCGTCCGGCGTGCCTACCAGTACATGCTGCAGTCTCAGAAGAGGCAGATCAACACCCTGGAACTCAAGGGTGGCTGGAAGGCTCTGGAGTATCAGGGCGGCGAGAAGTCCGTACCGATCACGGCGGATCAGTATTGCCCGACCGGCTCCATGTTCCTGCTGGACACCGACGACTTCAAGGTGTACGAGTTGGAAGATTGGACGTGGATGGATGAAGATGGAGCGATCCTCTCCCGCGTGGCCAATACGCCTGCATACGAGGCGACCATGGTCAAGTATGCGGACTTAGGTTGCCAAAAACCGCGTGCCCAGGTCTGGCTGCAGGGTATCACAGAACACTAAAAACGGTTTCCTCCTCCTGGTGGCTCCCTTCGGGGAGCTGCCTGGGGATTAAACTAAAAGGAGTGAGATAGATTGAGCAAAAGCACAAAGAGTTTTTGTCCTGCTTTTGAAGCAGCGCAAGGCGTCGGACAAGGCGTAGCCCTTGACCCGATTGACAATATCCGGTTTATCAACGGCGTGGCTATATTTTCCTTCACTACCGCCATAACAGCAGGAGTAACGACTACCTCGCTGGCTGCTGGCAACTTCGCTATCACCAGCAATGCCACTGGCCTTGGTACGCTGTTCGTGTCTGACGGTACGTACTGGCAGACCGCGGCCTCTAACGTCTCTACTGGTGTTACCCTCGCGGGTTCTCAGGTATTGACCAATAAGACGCTGACTGATGCCATACTGAACGGCCTCATCCTGGGGGTCACCACGGCCATCACTCTGGCGGCCGCGGATGTTACCCTGAGCGCAGGACAGATCGCTACTGGTACCCTGGCGGTCACTACAGGCCACGCCACTCACTCGATCATCGGCCCGAACACAACCGGGCAGATGTACTTTGTGATCAACAACGATCCAGTGAACATTGTCAACGTCAAGGTAGCAGGCCAGACGCCCCTGGTAATCCCCCAGGGCAAAACTGGTCTTGTCTACTGCAACGGAACAAACTACGCTCTGCTCGGTTTATTCGGCAAGGATACCGTTGCAAACGTAACAGGGGCTTCGCAGACATATACTGCTCTCGACACAGATGTGCTGGTTACCTGCACAACGGTTTCAGTAGCTTGCGCTATCACTTTACCGCAGGGAGCGGCCTATGCAGGCAAGAAATACGTGATTGCCAAAGATGCCAGCGCGATCACCGTGTCGGTAGCCGGTGCTACAGGGGCGATATACGGATGGACGAGTCCCCTGGCGTCTGGCGCGATTCACACTGTAACGCTTGTCTCTGACGGTACTAACTACTGGGCAGAGGCTTCGGTCTAAAACAAGTGGGGGGCTTCGGTCCCCCTCTTTACTAAAAAGGGAGTTGATCAGATGCCCGATCTTTGCTCTATAGTTGAGCCGGTAAATGTCCAGAGCATGGCTGCATCAGGCGTTTGGACAGGGTTGCCCATAGCCCGGCTGAACAACAGCCAGATCACCGACGCGGTCAGACTGGCTATTTTCGCGAACTACGGATTGACCGCGGCCATCGAGCAGAGTGATGACGGAGCATCCTGGTCGTCTCTCTATTCGCAGGCAAACACCGCGGGCCAGTTGTTGGATTCTGGCTGGATCACGGTTGCAAAGAGATTCTTTCACGTCAAGATCACCAACGGCTCTACGGCCCAGGGCGGCGACATCTACGCCAACCCTCAGTTTACCAATGCAGGCTTCATAGATGCCAAGCTGTGTCTGTTCATGCAGGAACCAGATACGGTCTCAGGCGGTACTGTCGCGATCTCTGGGAGTATAACGGCACAAGGAACCTTCACAGATCGTTCTGGTGTCATAGCTGCCGGTGCTGTAGCACAACAGATCGCCGCGGCTAATACCGCTAGGCACTACTTTATGATTCAGAATCCTAGCGCGATCGCACTTGCCGCGGCAGGAATCTCGTCAACTGAATCCCTGTGGGTTAACTTTGGCGCAGCATCAGTTGAGGGACAGCCATCTATAGAATTGCCTCCTGGGAACGGATTCATCATGGAGACCGGCTTTATCAACACAGGCCTGATATCAGTTATAGCAGCGACAACGGGGCATCCCTTCACAGCGAAGGAGGCTTAATTATGGGATTCTTTGGCGGCACCGCTCCATCTAGTAAAACGTACTATCAAAGCCTCTTGCAATCCCTTATCTCAGGAGCGAGTCATCTTTTTCTGTTCTCAGGCCCGCTTCAAAGTTTGAATGATCAGTCTGGAAAGGGCGCAACTCTTACGAGAACCGGCACAACATTGACTTCTCAGGGGTTATCTTTTAACGGCATATCAGATTATGCAACTATTTCGCCAGTACCTACTCTTGGCTCACAATTTACAATCTATGCCCTGATTGATAATATTCAAAACAATCCTTTTGGCAATGCACAAACTTATTTGGGCATACGTCCTTCTACTGGGGGCAATTATAATGTTGCTTTGTTGATGAGAGATAACGAGGCGAGCGTAAACTTCAGTGGTACTACTATATATATTCCTACTGCTATAAATGGTGCTAACAATATAAACCCGCAGCAAATTCGTACTGGTTTTCAGCTTGTCACTTTACGGTATGATGGTGCTCATTTGCAGATCTTAATCAATGGTGAGGTGCAAAAAAGCATCCCGCAAACGGGGACTCCAACAGTCGGAAGCACACCTATTTTTACCATAGGTGCTTTGTTGCAAAATGGCGGCGGCGGATATTACGACTTTGAGAACATAGTGATTGCAGCCCTTGCGGTCTATCCTACCGCCTGGCATAATGATGCCACTGTTCAGGCAAATGCCAATATGTTGGGATTGCTTACTGGTCAGACTGTTTGGCCGACTCTACCACCAGGGCTAAGGGATAGCAGCGATCCTTACGCTCCGTTTATGTACCTCAGTTCCGGTGTTTTTCCCGAAAATCAGTGGGTGGAGTATCGAACGACGATCAGTTATACCAGTGGTGCATATCCTGTTCAATTGGCAGCTTCAGGGGAAGCTCGACTCTACGTGAACGGACAATTAGCCATCGCATCATGCGGTAGGTCAAATTATTTCACGGTAGCACCCCGGCAGGTGGATATTTCGCCCTACCTTGTCAGCGGGACAAATGTTTTAGTTATAGAGCATTATCAGCAAGGCCGTCATCTCGATCAGTACAAAAGGAAAATCGATCTGCCTTATGCTGGGGTGATGCTCTACGACATGGCGACCGGCAATGCAAATTCCGGTACGGCTTGGAAATGTAGGGTTGCGCCAGAATATACGGCTCACTCTTGGATGCGTAGTGACACCCCTAGCACACCTGGGTTTGATCAAATGAATCACTGCATCGTCTATAATCTCGCGAACTGGACAAATATTCATTCCACAAGCTACGATGCCAGTTCTTGGGCAAATGCCGTAGTAGTGGTTTTCGACCAGAGTCAGTGCAGGGTTTGCCAGCCTAACTGGGCTACGAGTTATTTTCTGAATACTTATACTCCGGTTTCAGCACAAGTTGGCTCCAGCACTGATCCAGGAGATTCAGCTTATCCTACATGGTCTCCTTGCCCGATGGCACAGCGTATTGCCACGGAGACCTGTGCCTTAAATGGATCAGGTGCAACGGTTTCATATAACGCTTCGACGAATACGGTTTCCATGCAGAGCGGTGCTTCTGATGCCTTTGCTACATTGGACTTCGGTGCTTTTCGCTATGGCACGATTAGCCTGACCATCACGTGTCCGGCAGGGACAACGGGCGAATTGGACGTTGCTATGTCTGAGAACCGGGCAGATGCTACAGGGCATGCAGATCCGACTACTTTATATGCCCCGATGGGAGCAGATCGTATCCTGTTAAGCCCTGGCACGTTTACGGTCAGATTAGGATTCGCTGCCTATGCGCCCCGCGGCGGTCGGTGCTTGCTTCTGAGAGCTAGAGGAACAGGTGGCGCTACAATCACCATTGTTCCCATAATCGAACACGCCAGCTATGTTCAAAATACAGGGTATGTTCCCACGATTTCAGACACAACAATGCAGGGATACCTTACAATCTCTCAGAATGTTTTAACTGCTCATCTTCAGGATGTTAGGCTCGATCATTCTGTCCGAGACGATGGGCAATTTATCCAAGATGCGTGTGCCTGTTCAAAGGCTGACCACTGGCTGGGCGGCTCAAATCCGTACAGAAAGATTCTTTTAGATCAGAGCAGAGACATCTTTTATACAAATACCAATTGTTTTAGCAATTGCCCCCCAGATCTAGGTGCTGATGCTGGCGCTAAGATTGATTGGTCATTCTTCTTTGTCTACAACTTGTACGATGAATACTGGTGGACTGGTAATGTCGCTACATTACAAAGTCACTGGGACGCTCTATATCGTTTTATAAGTCAGATCCCGAATCAAGGCACATATCTTACTGCTGCTGCTCTAACTGCTGCAGGATATGTATGGTATGGAGAACCCAGTGGCACTCATCCCCTAGATATGCTGATCATCAATGCCCGGTTTGTTACGACTCTCCAACGGGCAGTGTATATAGCTCAGACTCTGGGGCAGAGTGCGGTCGCGCAAGCGTGGTCAACATGGGCGCAAAGCATCATAACTGCGATACAAGGTTGGAGAACACCCTCAAGCGGCCCCGTTCCGGCGCACCCAGTTTGCCCTTCTGCTGCGGGTGGATTGTCTACGTTTTCATTCCCTGGGGTGATGATGTCGCTAGTAGCAGGTGCAATTCCATCGGGGGATATCGCGCCACTGATCAGTTACCTGGCTCCTACTTCTATCCCAATTCCACCGAGCGGTGGAGATGACTGGAATATATGGTCGCATCTCTACGAATGGCCCGTTGCCGTGAAGCAGAATGGTGGCAATCCGTACCCTTGGCTGGATGCAGTATTAGCTCCTTTTGTGGCCGTTGGGTATCTGATTGAGAATCGTTTGGTAGGAGTTTTCCCTATGACGGCAACAAGCACCAATACGAAATCACACGCCTGGACTGGATCGGGTTTTGCGGGGTTTGTGGAAGGTGTGTTAGGCATCTCGATAGTGGCACCCGGTGGTGGGATTGCTTTCAACCCGGTGCTTGGATTGCCGAATCTGAATTTCACGTTAAATAGCCCTGTCGGAATTTTCAACGTGCAAAAGTCAGGGACAACCTGGACTGTCACGGCTCCAACGGGTGGCACGATGCAGGTTGCTATAGCGGGAAACAGTACAATGACCCTGAACGCGGGACAGACAATTACTTTAACGGAAGTTTAATTGCGGGAAGCAGGAATACCCTGGCACATTAGAGAATCATCCCCTATACTATTAGGGAGGCGATATCCATTAACGTTAACTGTCTCGTTTTTGGGGTATTAAACTTGTGCGATGAAGAGATAAGAGGCAAACGAGTCTTGGAGGTAGGATCGCGCAACGTAAATGGTAGTTTACGGCCTATCATTGAGCGGTCATCCCCAGCAGACTACATTGGTGTAGATATAGAAAACGGCCCTGGGGTTGACATGATCTGCGATGCAGATAAGCTAGTCGATGTTTTTGGTTCAAACAAATTTGATTTAGTAGTCTCAATGGAGATGCTGGAACACGTTAAGGATTGGCAGAAGGTAATATCTAATATTAAAAAGGCGTGTAATCCAGGTGGCGTGATTTTAATAACTACAAGGTCATACGGTTTTCATTATCATGCCTATCCATATGATTTCTGGCGTTATGAGATGAACGACATGAAGGAAATATTCAATGATTGTGAAATCTTGGCATTGGAAAGCGATGGTAGTTTACCAGGTGTGTTTATTAAAGCAAAAAAGCCGAGTGATTTTCAAGAAAACAACCTTTTAAACTATGGACTCTACAGCATGATAACGAACAAAAGAATACCTAAGATAGAAGACAAGGATTTTCGTTGTAAACATTATCGTCAAACTATAATGCGACTTAAAACAAGCGGGTTTATTGATCAATGCATGATTAGTGTTGGAAAACATTTAAGCTAGCCCTTCTCGCGCTTAATGGGAGAAGTAATAATCTGACCCTGAATCCGGGGCAGAAAGTGGCGATTGCTGAAGTTTAACCCATTCTCCATTATCGTTTCGCTTTTTGATTGGTTTACAAGGAACACCAACAGCTAATCTTCCCGGTTTTATGCTCTTGGTCACTACTGAACCGGCACCAATTACACAATCATCACCGATGGTTACTCCAGGAAGTATGCAGACGTGAGTACCGATCCAGCATCTTTTGCCTATGCTAACGGGCTTGATTTCGAGAAGCATAAGTTCTGGTAACTGTTTAAAAGTATCGGGAGTGGAAAAGCCGTGGTTGTTATCGCAAATGAAAACATAGTCAGCAATTAGTGTGCCTTCACCTATTATCAACTTCCCAGCGCAAGCAATATGGCTAAACCAATTGACCGTAACATTATCCTCAAATATGAATTCTGGTGAAAATAATTTGCCATGATATTGAGCTACAGCCTGGATTCTGCAGTATTGTCCTATTGCTACGTTATTTCCTAGTTTGATGTACTTACCGTTAATAATTGTTGTGCTAGGGGCGATAAAGCAGTTTTTACCTTTAGCATTAATTTTTGAAAGGTTATGCAGAGATCGTAGTTTAGATATCGACCCCAAAACAAACTCTATTGGACTCAATGCCATCAACTCCTTCGAATGAGGTTTTCTAGGTGTTTTGTTTAAAGTCCTTCTCGCGCTTTCGGAAGGGCGAGAGCAGTAGAACTTGACCGTTCCAATCGTTAAGTAAACTTTCCAAGAAGGTGACTAAATGGACTCAGCTTTTCGCAACGAAGTGCTATCCCGCTTGTCCGGCAAAGATTGGCTTATCCCGATCTTTTCTGATCCGCTGGACATCTGCAACCGGATCAGGGAAATTGACGAAACGCTGTTTCTAACGAGAAATTGTCTTGGTCCCAATTACGAAGTTCATTCCACCGCCCACTACCCCCATACCTATGCCTGGGTTGTGCCCTGGAAGGATCTCGACACCCGCGTTCTGGACAAGGCCAGGGAGAATTGTGTAGAGCGCTCTGACGTTGCCTTTGCCGCTATCGACGAGTTCAACCGTCGCCACGAGGCAAGCATGGCCAGAGCTTTCACCACCCGCAACGACAACCTGGCAAGAGAGCATCAGAAGGAGTTTGCAAAGACCGCCTGGGAGGTTCTTTAGATGGCTGCTCCGACAGTAACCAGCATCAACCCGACCCGCGGCGTCACAGCAGGCGGGCAGAACGTGGTCATCAACGGCACTGGATTTTCCGACGTTACGGTTGTCAACTTCGGGACTGTTCCCGTTTACCCAGGAACGATACCGATAGGCTTCCCGGGAGGCGTAGGATTTTCCATCAACACTGCCGGCAATCAGATATTTGCCGTGGCTCCTCCCGGGGCAGCCGCGCAGGTAGATATAACCGTCACCTCGCCCGAAGGCACCAGCGCCACCAGCGCCAATGATAAGTTCACCTACCAGACGCCGGGCTACTTCAACACCGTGGCTGATGTCGTCACTTATGCGTCCAACAACCTGATCAGAAAGACGGTGGCATATTCAGACGCGATCCCCTGGATCAACGACTGTATGCAGACAGAGCTTCTTGACGATGCCTGTCTGTTCAACAATTGGTCAATCCAGCAGCCTCTCTACAATGTGGGCTATGCCGTGCCGCCTGACTTCATACGGGTGTATGCGGTCTACGATAGCAACGGCGATGACTTCAGCGACTACGAGTGTGACAGCGCCTACATGTGGTTTGACTACGGCGCCTCGCTCTACACGGTGAGATATTACCAACTGCCACCGATAGTAACCAACATGTCCGGGACTGACCCGTTACCCTGCCATCCGCTGATCGCCAATGCGCTTCCGTACTACTTGGCCTGGGCTTTCGCTAATCCCGATTACCCTTCAGACAAGGACACCAATCAGAGGTACGCGCAGTTCAGGACTAAGGTGCAGTTTGCCTTAGATCGGATGCAGAAGAGGCTCAACAGGACAATTAGGGTGAGCTCATTCAGATAGGATGTGATCAAGATGGCATTTAGGCCAAAGACTGGTTCTAGCACGGTCAAGCCGGGGCAGAAGATGAACCCTTACCCCGCGGTTCCCGACAGTGTGATGAAGGCAAAGAGCACGCCGGCAACCACAGACCCCAAGCTAAAGATGAAAAGGGGATGGTAGAGCGTGCCGTACCGCAGCCTTGCGCAGGAAGGGCTGTTTCATAGCAAGAATAGCCCGGTCTCCAAGAAGGTAGTCAAGGAGTTCGACAAAGCAACCAAGGGTATGCACCTTCCCAAGAAAGCCAAGGCCAAGAAGAAAGCGAAGAGGCGATAGTCTTGCCGGCATATCAGGCGAACCGCGTAGATGATTTCAGCGAAGGCTTGCTGGACAGAATCTTGGATTCCAAGATCCCGCCTGGTTCGGCTCAATCTTGCGCGAACATGATCGGCTGGCAGACGGGTGCCCTGGATAAGCGCAACGGCCAGGCGCACCTCAACGCGTCTCCGCTTGCAGGACCCATTCAGGGGCTCTACGCCTGCTACATCGGCGGGGTGAGGCAGATACTTGCGGCGGCCAACGGATCTGTCTATGCCTGGATAGCGGGTGCCTGGTCATCCATCTACTCCGGTCTCAGCACTACAGCGCCGGTCAACTTCACAACCCTGATCAACCAGGTAGTGGGATCGGACGGCATCCACCAACCATTTAGCTATACCGGATCTGGATCGGCTACGGCACTCACAGGCGCTCCCGTTGACGGCCAGTTTCCGATCTTCTTCAAGGATAAGCTGTTCATGGTGCCGACAAGCGATCCCTCTAATGCCCGGTGGTCAGCAGATTTCTACCCCTCGGATTGGACGAACCTGCAAAACTTCTGGCAGGTCTCTCAGGGTGATGGAGACACGATCACGGCCTGGATCAGCTTCCTCAATGATCTGGTGATCTTCAAGCGGTATTCCATCCACGTCCTCAAGGGCGCATCCCTCGAAGATTTCTCCATGGTGGATTATCCGACCGGCACCGGTTGCGTGGGAGCGCAAGCACTGTGTCAGTTCAATGAGCTTGTCTACTTCGTGGCCGACGATGGCCTGTATGTTTTCGATGGTGTGGACGTGTCAAGCATCAGCTACGACCGCATACCCAACTGGTTCATGAACAACGTCAACATGGCGGCGATCAGCAAGGCGGCCTGCGGGGTGTGGCGTAACTGGATCTGGTTTGCTCTGCCGACAGGCTCATCCACCACCAACAACGTCGTGATGCTCTACATCCCCCCTGCGTCAGGAGCGACCGGGGGCAAGTTCTTTCCCTTGACCGGGATCAACGCTCAGCAATTTCTCAGATATAACACCGGTTCCGGGCTGAAACTCTACGCTGGAGACCCGAGCGGCTACGTGAACCAACTGGACATTGGCTCAAGCGACTTCGGCAATGCGATCAGCGCCTTCTGGATACCCCAGACGGTGGATTCAAATATAGGCTCCTACAAGTACCTGGGGAAGGCTTCGATAGCCGATACGCCGGGCTGGACTACCCGGGCGGATCTCTTCGCTGCAATCGAGGATTCCGGCTCCTACGTCCAGGCCACTGTGGACACGGAGCTTACCGACAGCCTGCATGAAGTTTTCAGGGTTCCCAGCATTTATAGATTCCATCAACTGCAGGCTAAGATTTCGCATACCTACCTGGGATCGTATCAGGTGAGAAGTCTGGTTCTGGACATCGCATCGAAGGCAGGACAGCCACAACCGAAGAAAGGAGCGTAACTGAATGGGCATTGCCGTACCTGTAACCCAGCTTCCCTGCAACATAACATCGCAATTATCACAGGCGTCGCTTTTGTCTGCTTTGCAGCAGAATTTCGCGGCTATTGTGGCTGGGCTTCAGGCGACGCAGGGCTATTGCAATAATGCCGTGGCTCCGGTGATCGACCTTTCTTCTATCGCCAATTCGGAGATTCTGGGTTCGCAGGTAGCAGGGTTCGCCCGGCCTTCGGTTGCCTACACGGAAGAGGGCGTGCAGGTACAGACGCATATCCCGCGGTACGAGCAGATCGATACGAACGACTTTTTGTATGGGCTGCTGATGGAGGAAGGCACGACCAACATAGGCTTATATAGTGAACAATTTACCAACGCGATGTGGGCAAGCAGCGGGACAATAGCAGTTACCGACAACGCGATTGTGGCCCCGAATGGAACTATGACGGCGGCAATCCTGGCTGGATCTACGGCAGGAGCGCATAGATACCAACGGATGACCGGTTATAACCCTGCGGGTAAAACAATAACCTTTTCCGTTTATCTAAAGGCTCCCTCCCCTTGCACTTGTAAGTTTGATGTTGGTGGCTATGGCGGACCAGACAACTACTCTCCCGCTCTCTCGGTAACAACGTCGTGGCAACGGTTCTCGTTCACTGCAACTTTTACATCTGGCCAGACCAACGATCTCTGCCCATTCATTGAAATGGATACCAATACGATCCATGCGTGGGGTGCACAGACTGAAGTTAGGCCCTACGCTACTTCCTATATGCCGACCACCAATGCGTCCGCTACTCGCTCCCCCGAATCCATGATCATCCCTACGGCCAACATCTTCACGCCGGGGAGTTGGACGGTGGAGATGCGCTATACGCCGAAAAGCACGGTTACGGGATCGGGGAGCCTTGTTTTGTGGAGCATAGAAAACGGCTCTACCAGCAATCTCTATGAGATGGGGGTTAACACTGCCGGGCGATTGTACTTGAGCACAAAAAGCGGCGGCGCGCAACTTGCTATCACTGGTTCCAGCGCGCTCCAAGTAGGTACAACTTATGCGATATTGGCATCTGGCAATGGTGCACAACTCACTCTTTGCTGCAATGGTGTCCAGTTTGGGCAGATAACTTACATTGAACCTGTTGGCACACTACCCTCGATGATGAATATTGGATGGGCGCAGACTACGGGGGCGAATCAATGCAATGGCATCCTCGACGATCTCCGCATCTCCAACGTCGCCCACACCATCACCGACCACAAGAACTACATCAGCAGCAACCAGCCGCTCCCTGTGGACGCCAACACGACGCTGAAGATGGACTTCGACCAGACGCTCAGGCAGACCTCAGTCCAGAGGCTGACCAACATCCAGGGCACCTTCACAGTAGCCGACGCTCTGACCACAAGCGATCCGAGCAAGGCGACGCATATCGTACCTACCGGATGGACAACGGCTGAGGCAACGATCATGCAGGCGATGAGCGAGTTACCGGCTACGGGCGGGAGTATTGTGCTAATGGATGGGACGTTCAAGGTAGATGGGAAAATAGTTGTTCCATCCTTAGTGAGTTTACTTGGGCAGGGAGTATCAACGATAATTTATGTTAATACTATACTCCCTGATTGTGCAGTCGGTGATAACGTGGCACTGACGAGCAACGGAATTTCAATTACGTCCTTCCTTTTGCAAGGAAACAATGAGAGCTTTGGAATACGGTTGCTAAGTTCTACGGGATGCCTGGTTAGCAACATCCAATTCAATAGTTGCGAGTATCCTATCTGGCTTGCAAGTAATAACAACACAATAACCAACAATATTATCAATGGAACTCCGATTGGCAGTGGAATATCGATCTGGTCAAACAATAGCACAGTAAGCAATAATCAATGCTTAAATTGTGCATATTCTGGGATATACATAGGTGGTTCATACAACACCGTAAACAACAATCAAGTTAATAACAATGGATGCGATGGGATAGAGATAGATAGTGGCAATCATAACACTGTATCAGGCAACAATTGTCAGGGGAATGGCACTCTTACGAACAATACATATAACAACATAGAAGTTGTTCTGGGTAATTATAATAATATCCAAACAAACACATGCAGGGCAGGGGTTGGAGCCAATAAACCGCATGCCGGCATTAGGGTAACAAGCGGCATATCAAATCTTGTTGCATCTAACGACTGTTATACCGGGGGCTCAACGGCTGGTCTTTCAGATTCAGGCACCACAACCAGCTTTGGTGCTGGCAACCGGGTTAATTCTGGGGCGTGGTCTACGACGCCGAGTTAAAAATGGAGGGCCAAATGGCTACATACTTCGTTGTCAATGATGGTTTGTGTGCATTTCCAGAATACACCGTCGCAGTGAGCGATTGGGGCACCGTCGATCAGGCGCAGACCCCCTTCCAGATCGATGGGGATACCGTGATCGTCTATGGCGACGATCAACTCGCCTACCTTGAGTCTCTGCTGACAGCAGGCGGCGCAACCTATCAATCCACCGCCTACACGGTAGATCCTTCAGCCTCTTCCTTGGTGGCGGGAGTAACCTTCATCAACTGGAGTGAATGCAACGATTACATAACCAACGGAACATTGCCTCAGAGCGTGGTGCAGGCGCGACAGCAGGCGGCTATAAACAAGTTGATCAATGGAGGGGTTTAATATGAACCGCATCAGAAGGATACTGAAGTTCTCTCTGTTTGCCTTTGGATCTGTCTTGATCGGGGATTACTCAGCCTACAATGGCAAAGTCACGTACAGCAACGACCCTGCTCACCCGGTAGGCTCGACAGTATCTTCAGGCTCTTCAACATCGTCAAGCCAGAGCAACGCTGCGGCAGTGGCGGCATCGAATAAAGGTAATGCAATCAGCCCCACCGTTGCTCCTGCTACGGGTGGCGCTCAGTCTGCGGCGAACTCCTTTGGCGCATCTGATGGCACGTACTGGCCTACTGCGGCGGCAGCAGCCACTCACCAGGCTACTATCAACGCGGCGCATGGGGTAGCGACAGCAGCGCCAGCGCAAGCAGCCACTACCACTGCCCCGGCAGCGACCACCCCCGCTTCTACCGCGCCGGCTACCACCACCGCACCAGCATCTTCAACGAGCGCGGCGCAGCAATCGCTCCTGACCCAGCTACAGTCGATCATCTCAGGCATGTTGCCTTCTCAAACAGCGAACAACGCCCCTTCATCCGCGCAGATCGGCACCCTGGCGAACCAGTACGCGCAACTTCAGGTCGATCCCCAGCTTACGGCCTTGCAGAGCCAGCTTGCAACCGCTCAGACGCAGGAGCAGGGGCAGATTTCACAGATACAGGCAGCTAACTCCCAACTGCCGCAGGAGGCTCAAACGATGCTCACCAACGCCCGGCAGCAGGCAATGGATGACGCCGCAGCCAGAGGCGCAGGAACGAGCGGAGTCTATGACTACGACAACCAGCAGTTATCGACCCCGATCATGGAGCAGGTCAACGCCGCCAACGCTCAATCTACAGCATCTCAGCAGGCAGCCATAAATCAGTTAGCCACTACGAACGCTAACATCGGCAACCAGACAACAGCCCTGGGAACGCAGCAGGGGCAGATCGCCTCTCAGTACGCCGAGAGCCTGAACGAGTATTACACTTCGGCGGCGAATCAGAGCTTCCAGGGCATGGTGAACGCTGCCCTGGCTTTAGAAGCCCTTGGAGCGCAGATGGCAACTAGCGGCTCCGTTACCCCGGGGACTGTAGGCGTCGGAGCAAGCGGCCAGGCTCAGGCAGGACTACCCGTAGGCACAACCGTAAACACGGCAGGCGGCAATTACACGATCACCGGGACGAATCCTAGTGGCGGGTATACCAGCGTACCGGCAGCAGGATCGACAACGCCAACGGCTCCCGCTACTTCAAGCGCCCCAACCGAATTGAGCACTGCTGTCACGGCGGCGGGCGGCACGATCTCTTGGGATCAGGCTACAGGAAACGTGACCATCAATGGCAAGGTTTATACTAAAACCGACCTAACACGAATGGGCGGTACTCTGAACGCCGACAACCACTGGTATCTGCCTCAGAGCGTGATTAGCCAGTTAATTTAAGGAGGCTCCACTATGCCGCCTACTCTCAGCCCGAACATCGCGAATATGCTCTCTCAATTGGCGAACCGGCAGGCGAACCTGCAAACAGCCATACCTTCCTTGGCGGGGGCGATGCCCTATTCTATAGCTCCCTCTGGCGGTATTCCGAAGGTGCAGATGGGGCAGGGGGGTAGCCAAGTAGGGCCAGCCATGCCTCAGCCGGCAGCGCCTCAGAACACGATACAGCCTCCGCAGTCTGCTCAGCCCGCATCTCTACCTCAGAGCAGCAGCCCCAGCACGGTAGCGGGGATACCGACGCCGGCCAGTTTGGTTCAGAACCTGCAATACTATCTGCAAAACGGGATGCTGCCAAGCCCTGCGGCACCGACAGGCGGGAACAGCGGCGGCACCCCGGCGCCTACCCTGGCAGACGTGGGCAATGGCAGTACATCTTACGCCCCTGCTCTCTCGCAGGCGATGCAGATAACCGGGGTAGATGCGGGCAAGTGGGGACCATACCTGAATTGGCTGGTGAAGCAAGAATCAAGTGGAGATCCCAATGCCGTCAACCCGACGCCGGTAAACGGGGAGCACGCTACTGGCCTGTTGCAGACACTCCCGAGCACGTTTAAAGCGAACGCCGCTCCTGGAATGACCAACATTAACGACCCGGTGGCCAACGCAGTGGCAGCGATCAACTACATTAAGGGCAGATACGGATCGCCGGGAAATATACCGGGGATCGGCCAGCAGAACTATAAGGGATACTAAAAACTTGGAGGCGATCTAGATATGTCCGTGAATCCACCGATGGCACCACCTCAAGCGCCACAAGCAGGCCCACAACCGCAAGCCCCACCGCAGGGTGGCGGGATGATTGCCATGATGCTGCCGATGTTGCAGGCCGCTCTAAAGCAGGGATTGACCTTGCAGGATGTGATAGCCGCGTTGCAGCAATCCGCTTCCAAACAGGGGGGCGCTCCACCACCACAGGCCGCTCCACAGCAGAATAGCCCATTGCTACAGACTCTAAGGCAAGGTATGGGCCAATAAATAGGGGGTGTTGAGATATGGCGACGATCAGCAAAGCAGATGCTGATGCTCAGAGAAAACAGCTTCAGGATGACCCGAGCATCCAGTTTGGCAACCTGGATGCTCGCGGGGTAGCCACCGGGAATAAGAAGACTCCCGGAGGCGTGAACCTCAGCGCCACGATCTATCCCTCGACGACAGATCAGCAGGGCAAGACTGTTCAAGGGGCAGCCGGGATCATTGACAAGATCAACCAGGGCCTCCAGCAGCAGGCTTACGGTGACAATGCGCCCGCAGACAATAGCTGGTGGGATAACCTTCAGGACGCCATAGGCTCAATGGGCGTGGGTGCGAAACACGGAGGCGGTACTTACGTGCCCTACTCCGGGCAGCAGCTTGCCTATGAGCAGAAGCAGGACACGGAGAATCAGGCTTACGGGCAGCAATATATGGATTACCTGACCGGGAAGAACACGAACGCGGATGCCGCCAACAAGTCAAAACTGTATGAGTCGGCGGTTGTCGATGCCCAAAAAGACCCGAACTGGGGGGCGTACAGCCCCAATGACCAGCAAGCCGCGATTGAATCCATCTACAATGGCATGCTTGCTGCGTACAACTCTGGCTCAGGTGGGGGTGCTCCATCGGGAGGCGCTTCCGGGGCAGGAAGTGGCGCTCCTGCACCAGCAGGCGCGGCCCTTAGTGGAGGGGCTACCCCTCCGTCACAGATGGAGACCACGATCAATAGTTTATGCGACGCCAAGGGAGCAACGCTGAACAGCGTCTTGGCAACGATAGCCGCCCAGGGAAAAGCAAGCGGCGCAACTCCCGATCAGGTCAACACCTGGCAAGCACATGCAACTGCATATTGGAGCAGCAAGCATCCATCGCCCAACCCGGCGCAGGCCGATGTTACGCCCGGCGCAAATGCTCCGACCGTGCCTACAAGCATAGACCAGGATTGGCAGAACTCCAGCCTTAAGAAATCCTTGGGCAACTTCTGGAACTATATCAATACGCCCCAAAAGTAAGGAGATATTCTGATGGCAGATTGGGATTTCTCTCAAACGCCAACAACAAATACAGGCACAACTCCCGGGTGGAATTTCTCCGCCCTCCCTTCTGATGTGCAGGCCGCCCAGCAGCAGGCTCAGTCTGCCTATCAGCAGCGCGAGGCGAATCCTGCTCAGGCGCGCTCTGATACGCTCGGTTCAACCATCGGCGGCCTCGGTGAATCGATCTACAAGGGCGCTGACCTGGAGAACCTGGTTGACAGCCTCCGGGGGATGTCCGACAAGGATAAATTCATCCAGAGTGTGCGCTATGGGCATGTTACCCCTACCGCGGCAGACGTAGAAAAGTACGGCCTGACCGCCGACGACTTGGAGCAGAATCAGATCAACTCCGGCAAGGCGCAGGGAATAGCTCACGGTGTCGGGCAGTTCGCCGGGGGGATGGTTCCCTGGTTGGCAGCCGGCGCATTGACCGGGGGTGCCGCGGACGCCGTTGGCCTGGGAGCAGAGGCGATGGAAGGAGCTCCCCTGCTGGCCCGTCTTGCCGCGGCTATCGGTAGGGGCGCAGTAACAGGCGCAGGAGTGACTGGTTATGATGCCCTGATGGGCGAGAAGCCGACCGGCAAAGACCTCGCGCAGAACATAGCCGTAGGTGGCGCTTTCGATGTAGGCGGGACGGCGGCGGGGCTGGCAGGACAGGCGCTCAAGTTGCCACAGATGATCTCCCGGCCTGTCGGCGCTTTCGTCGGTGGTTCGGCAGGGGCTCTGGCGTCAGGACAGCCCTCCCCATTGAAGCAGGGTGGGACGATGGCGGCAGTAGAGGCGCTGATGACCGCCCTTGGTGGCCGTGGAGCGTTTATGCCGGGCGCTCCCAATGC